CTCAGGCGGCTTTGCCCCCCCACGACGCGGTGACCGGACCCCGTTGGACCCGCTGTCCCCGGGGGTCCACGGGGAGGTGAGCGGTGGCTGGTCAGACTCCGAGGCGGCAGTGCGAGGGCTGCGGCAAGCGGTTCCGGGCGCCGGTCGCCGCCCCGTGGTCGCGGCACTGCGCGGCGTGCCGGGCCGAGCCGCAGCAGACCGTCGCGGCCGCCGTCGTGGACCTGCCGGCGCAGACCGCGCCCGCCCCCGTCGGCCGGCTCGAGGCGGCGGCCCTCGCTGAGCTCGCCGAGGTTGGGCGCGACGCGCATCCTCTGGGTGTCCTGGTGCTGCAGCTGGCGCACGACCTGGACCGAGCGTCTGGGATCGCACGGCAGCGGCTGTCGGCGGAGTTCCGGAAGGCCCGTGAGGACGCGCTCGCTGGTGCGGGGGAGTCGGGCGACGTGATCGACGCGATCTTCGGTGAGGCGGCTGGGTGACGGCCGTCGAGCTCGTCAACGACATCGCTGTTCCGCCGGCGTACCTCCACGTTCCCCCTCGCGCGTCGGCGATCACCGAGAAGGTCGTGCGGTTCTGCGAGACGGTCGGCCGGTCCCACGAGCCCGAGCAGCGCCTGGCGCTCGACGTGATCGCTGGACGACGCGCGGATGGCCGGCCGGCGGCGATGACGTCGGCGATCGTGTGCGCGCGGCAGAACCTGAAGACGTACGTGCTGGAGAACTACGTGCTGGCGCGCCTGGTCGACCCGGGGGACGATGCGCGGCTGTTCGTGTGGACTGCGCAGCAGTTGGACACGACGGAAGAGACCTTCCTGCACTTCTTGACGCTTTTCACCAGCGACGAGTACCCGCACATGAAGCGGCGGTTCCGGCGGTCGCAGTCGACGAACGGCGCGGCGGAGATCGAGCTCGTCGACGGGCGCCGCATCAAGTTCAAGGCGCGGTCGGCGAAGTCCGGGCAGGGTCTGACCGGTGACGTGATCGTCCTCGACGAGGCGTTCGCGGTGGAGGACACGCACTTGGCGGCGCTGCTGCCGACGTTGTCGACGCGGCATCGGGCGCAGGTCCTGTGGGGCTCGAGCGCGGCGCACGCGGCGTCGGACGCGCTGCGCGGGGTCGTCGAGCGGGGCCGCGCCGGCGGCCGCGGGGCGCCCGCGTACGTCGAGTGGTGCGCGCCGGGGTCGTTCGACGACCCGGGCTGCGATCAGGGCAAGCAGTGCCTGCACGCGCCGGGCAGCGGCGGCTGCGTGCTGGACCGGCGGGAGTACGTGCAGGCCGCGAACCCGATGGCCGGGCGGCGGATTTCCTGGGAGTACCTCGAGCAGGAGCGGCTCGAGCTGCCCGCGGCCCGGTACGCGCGGGAGCGTCTCGGCTGGCACGAGGAGCCGGACTCTGCGACCGCCCCGCCGGTGACGGTGAAGGCGTGGCGCGGTCAGGTCGACCCGGGTAGTGAGCCGGTCGGGCCGGTGGCGTTCACGGTCGAGGTGCCGCCGTCGAGGGCGTGCGCGTCGATCGGTGTCGGCGGCCGGCGAGCGGACGGCGACGTGCACGTCGGGCTGGTGGATCGTCGGCAGGGTGTCGACTGGGTCGTCGACCGGGTCGTCGAGCTCGTCGGCCGCAACCAGGTGATGCTCGTCCGCCGCGGCGCCGGCAAGGGGCAGGTCCTCGTCCCGGCCGTGGTGATCGACCCGAACGGGCCGGCCGGGTCGTTCGTGGAGCCGCTGCGGCGTCGTGGTGTCGAGGTCGTCCTGATGACGACCCGTGAGGTCGGGACGGCGTGCGCCGCGTTCCAGGACGGGCTCACGAGCATCTGGCACCGGGACGCCCCGGACGTCGACGCGGCGCTGGGTGGCGCGGTGAAGCGGGACATCGGTGAGGGCCAGTGGGCGTTCGGGCGGCGGAAGTCGGCCGCGGAGAACGTGGAGATCGACCCGCTCGTGGCGGTCGTGAACGCGGCGTGGTGCGTGGGGCTGGCCGATGACTACGACCCGCTCGACAGCGTGTTCTAGGAAGGGGGTCGAGTGGCTCGCAGGTGGTGGCCGAGGCGGCGCAGGTCGCAGGTCGAGGGCCGGGCGATCCAGTGGCCGTTCGATGTCGGCCCGCCGGGGATCATCGTCGGTGGCGCGCCGTCGGTGAAGGAGGCGCTGTCGCTGCCGCCGTTCTTCGCGGCGGTGCGGCTCCTCGCCGGCGTGGTGGCGTCGCTGCCGCTGCAGACGTACCGGGACACCCCGAAGGGGCGGGTGCGGGTGTCGACGCCGCAGCTGTTCGCGGCGCCGGCTCCGGGGCAGACGCTGTACGAGTGGCTGCACGCGTGCATGACGTCGCTGCTGCTGTGGGGCAACGCGTACGGGCTGGTGACGTCCCGGGACGGGTTCGACTACCCGACGGCGATCGTGTGGCTGGACCCCGACGACATGCGCGTCGAGGACGACGAGTCGAACCCGGCGCGGTGCCGGTACTTCTACAACGGGCGTGAGCTGCTTGCCGAGGACGTCGTGCACATCCGGGCGAACCTGCTGCCGGGCTGCTGCAAGGGCGTGTCGGTCCTGGAGCAGTTCCCGGGTGTGATCGCGGCCGGTCTGGCGGCGCAGCGGTACGGGCAGGAGTGGTTCGCGGCGGGCGGGTTCCCGCCGGGCACGATGCAGAACACGCAGCGGACCCTCGACGCGACGCAGGCCGAGGAGATCAAGGCGCGGGTGTCGCGGGCGATCCGGGCGCGTGAGGCGCTGGTGTACGGCAACGACTGGCAGTACAACGCGATCGTCGTCCCGCCCGAGCAGGCGCAGTTCATCCAGACGATGCAGGCGTACGCGACGCAGATCGCGGCGATCTTCGGTGTGCCGCCGGAGCGGATCGGCGGCAGCCGCGGCTCGTCGCTGACGTACGCCACGCAGGAGCAGGACGACATCAGCTTCTACAGCAACAGCGTCCGCGGCTGGTGCTCCCTGCTGGAGTCCGCGTTCTTCGAGCTGCTCCCGGCCCGCCAGTACGTGCGGTTCAACCTGGACGCGCCGATCCGCACGGACCTGAAGACCCGGCACGAGGTGTTCCGGATCGACCGCGAGATCGGGTTCGCGAGCATCGACGAGCTCCGCGCGATCGACGACCTCGAGCCGCTTCCCGACGGCGCCGGCGCGGACTTCGCGCCGCTGTCGGGTGCTTCTCCCGCTCCTGCGCCGGCTGCTCCAGAGCCGCCGGCGCTCCCGGCCCGCCCGCGGGCCGTGTCGTGACCGAACCCACCACGGAAGGATCGACGATGTCCTCGGTCGAGCGCCGATACACCCCGCTGCCGGTCGAGGCCCGCGGCGACTCCAAGACCATGAAGATCGGTGGCTACGCGGCGGTGTTCAACCGCGAGTCCCAGAACCTCGGCGGGTTCGTCGAGCGTGTCCTGCCGGGCTTCTTCAACGACTCCAAGTCGCGGGGCTGGCCGGACGTGATGGCCCGCTACAACCACGACGACAACATGCTGCTCGGCACGACCGGCGCCGGGACCCTGTCCCTGTCGGTCGACGAGACCGGCCTGTCGTACGACGTCGTGCCGCCGCAGTCCCGCGCCGACGTGTACGAGCTGGTGGCGCGCGGCGACGTCCGGAAGTCCTCGTTCGCGTTCCGCACCTTCGAGGACTCGTGGTCGTCGAACGAGCAGGGGTACCCGCTGCGGTCCCTGGTGTCCGGGCAGCTCGTCGACGTCGCCCCGGTCAACGTGCCGGCGTACACGGACACCACGGCCGGGAAGCGGGCCGCGTTCGTCGTCGCGGAGGCCGCGGACGCGCTGCGGTCCCTGGCGGCCGCGATGCACGCCGACGAGGCCGAGGTCCGGGCGCTCGCCGAGGCCGACGACCTGCGGAAGTTCTTCGTCCGCACCGACAACCGGGGCCCGGCCAAGCCGGCGGTGATGACCCGCGGTGCCGCGGCGAGCCTGCTCGCGCGGCGCCTCGCCGAGCAGAAGGCGTTCTGACATGGCGTACGCCGCACCGCTTCAGCCGGTCGCGTCCGCGGCCCGCACGACGTCGGGCAGCTCCGGGCCGGTGTCCGCGGTCGACGCCGGCGGCTTCCTGTCGCTGCTCGTCAACGTGTCGTCGGTGTCCGGGACCACGCCGTCGCTCGCGCTGTCCGTCGAGTGGTCGATGGACGGCGGGACCACGTTCGCCGCGGCCGACGTCGCCGACACGTTCACCGCGATCACCGCCGCGAAGACCGTCGTCGGCAGGTTCGCGGTCAAGGCACCCATCTACCGCGTCGTGTGGACGATCACGGGGACGACCCCCTCGTTCACCTTCGACGTCCGGTCCTTCGTGACCGCCTGACAGACCAGCACCAGGCCGTACCAGCGGCCGTCCCCGGGGCCAGGCAGCGACCAGTCCCGGGACCACGGCACCCGAGCAGCACCACCCCTGTGGGCCAGGCGATGACCAGTCCGCGCACGCACCACCCCACCCGTCATCGCCCAACCCCAGGAAGGGGGCTACTCGGCATGTCCGAGATCGCGAAGCGGCTCAACGAGCGCCGCCTCAACCTCGTCAACGAGATGCGTGCCCTGGTCGACAAGACCGTCGAGGAGGCGCGCGACCTCACCGGCGAGGAGACCGGCCGCTACCAGGCCATCAACGAGGAGATCGACAAGATCGACGCCCGGATCGCCGGGGTCCTCGAGCAGGAGCAGCGCGCCAAGGACGCCGACGAGGCGTTCGACCAGATCGGCAAGCGGCCCGCCGACCCCGCCAAGCGCGGCGACGGGCAGCCCGACATGTCGGCGCAGCTGCGGTCGTTCCTCCTCGGCAAGCAGGGCCGCGAGTTCGAGGTCCGTTCCGCCGGCACCAGCTTCCGTGCGCTGTCGAAGCTCACGGCCGGCGCCGGCGCCAACACGGTGCCGACGTCGTTCTACGACCAGCTCGTCGCGCACATGATCGAGGTGTCGGGCGTCCTGCAGACGAACCCGACGG